CCCCACAACAGTCTGAAGCTATTCCTGCGGGAAGATGGCTTTATGACGTAGAAATCACTTCACCATCTGGTTCTAAGACTAGAGTGGTGGAGGGAATAGTAACAGTAAATCCACAGATTACCCAGATTTAATATGTCCGATACAATCGCTATTGTACAAACCGATGAAGCACTTCAGGTCGCTGTCTCTGAGGGTGTTCTTACACTCGCTTCTTCCAATGTTGCCAACCCAGCTGTAGTAGAATCACTCAGTAATGTCGCTGATGTTGATGTTACTACGAACGGTAAGGTAAATGGGTCGATTTTAGTTTATAGAACAACAACAAATAGATGGACTTCCACAACTACGCTAGATGCGCAGGATATGGAAGGTGGCGAATTTTAACGGAGAACATAGATGGCTTCAATTATTAGAATTAAACGCTCTAGCACAGCTGGTAATCCAAGTACACTTGGTGCTGGTGAGTTAGCGTACTCAGCATTTAACGGCGCAGGTGGTAACCGCTTATACATTGGTATGGGCGCAGAAGTTACAGGTAACGCTGCAAACCACTTCGTTATTGGTGGTACATACTACACTGGTCTAATCGACGCTTCAGTAGCAGGTACATTAACCACTAATGCTTCTTCAATTCCAGTTCTTTCTGCAACTGGTACAATCGATAAGTGGTTGGTAGGTAACTTACAATTAACAGGTAACACATTATCTTCTACTAATGCCAACGGTGATATTAACATCACTCCTAACGGCACTGGTAAGTTAATCCTTACTAACACATACATCGGCGACAACTTAACAACTCTTGCTGAGTATATCTACGATACAGTTGGTGGCGCAGTCACTGGCGGTACTGGTATCACCATCACTAACTCTGATGCTGGTAATACTTCTACAGTTTCTATTACCAACACTACTGTAACTGCTGGTAGTTACGGTTCTGCAACAGCAATTCCAACATTCACTGTTAACGCACAAGGTCAATTGACTGCTGCTGGTTCTGTTGGTATTACTACTTCTCTTGGTATCGCTGCAGATACTGGAACTGATACAATTGCTCTTGCGACTGATACATTAACATTCGTTGGTGGTACTGGTATCGATTCAGTTATTAATGCTGTTGCGAATACTGTAACATTTAACATTGATTCTACTGTTGCTACTTTAACTGGCACTCAGACTTTAACTAACAAGACTATCAACTTAGCGAGCAATACTTTAGTTGCTACTTCTGCTCAGTTGGCTGCAGCTGTTACTGACGAAACAGGTTCTGGTTCTCTAGTATTCGCTACTAGCCCAACTCTTGTTACTCCAACTCTTGGTGTTGCTTCTGCTACATCTATCAACAAGGTATCGATCACTACTCCAGCTACTGGTTCTACATTAACTATCGCTGATGGTAAGACTCTAACTGCAAGCAATACATTAACATTAACTGGTACTGATGGATCTTCTGTATCATTTGGTAATGGTGGTACTGTTGCTTATGTGGCAAACAAACTAAGCGTATTTGCTGCCACTACTTCTGCTGAACTTGCAGGTGTTATCTCTGATGAAACAGGTTCTGGTTCTCTAGTCTTCGCCACTAGCCCAACTTTAGTAACACCTACATTGGGTGCTGCTCTAGCAACTAGTATTACTGCTACATCTGGTAGCCTTACTATCGCTGCTGCAACAGGTAACAACAGTGTTAACTTAACTCCTACTGGAACTGGTACTGTTGATGTTGCTAACAAACGCATTACTTCTGTTGCCGAACCTACTCAAGCAACAGACGCTGCAACTAAGAACTACGTTGATGCAGTTAAGACTGGTCTAGATCCTAAAGATTCAGTTCGTGTTGCAACTACAACTGCTCTAACTGTTACATACTCTAACGGCTCTTCTGGTGTTGGTGCTACTTTAACGAACGCTGGTACACAAGCTGCTATTACTATCGATAGTATCGTTCTATCTGCTGGTGATCGTGTTCTTGTTAAAGATCAGGCTTCTGCTCTACAAAACGGTATCTATACTGTTACCACTGTTGGTACTGCATCTACAAACTGGGTATTGACTCGTTCTACTGATGCTGACCAAAACCCAGAAGTTACTCCAGGTGCATTCACTTTCGTTGAAGAAGGTACAAACAATGCTAACAACGGATTCGTCTGTACAGCAACTGGTACTATCACTATCGGTACTAGCAATATTCCTTGGGTTCAGTTCTCTGGTGCTGGTCAAGTTATCGCTGGTGATGGTTTAACCAAGACTGGTAACACCATCAATGCAGTTGGTACTGCAAACCGCATTTCTATCTCTGCTGATGCTATCGATATCGCAGCAACTTATGTTGGTCAAACATCTATCACTACTCTTGGTACTATTGGTAGTGGTACTTGGCAAGGTACTATCGTTGGACCAACATACGGTGGCACTGGTGTTAACAACGGATCTAACACATTAACATTAGCAGGTTCAGTAACTCACGCAGGTGCGTTCACTAGAACTTTCACTGCTACTGCGAATACAACATTAACATTACCTGTAACTGGTACTCTTGCTACTCTAGCTGGAACAGAAACATTAACAAACAAGACTTTAACTGCTCCAGTTATTGCTACCATTGTTAACACTGGTACTTTAACTCTACCGACTTCTACTGATACTTTAGTTGGTCGTGCCACAACAGATACACTGACAAACAAGACATTGTCTGGTGCTGTTATCTCTGGTGGTTCAATTAACAACACTCCAATCGGTGCTACTACTGCTTCGACTGGTGCGTTCACAACAATAAGTGCAAGTGGAAACATTACTGCTTCTGCTAACTTGACTGGTGCTGGCGCAGCTACTTCTACTCTCGATGGTTTCAACATCGATGGTGGAACGTACTAAATAGATAATATTAGTAATTAACTGGGAGTTTTTACTCCCAGTCTAACCTTTTTAGGAAGATGAATGAGTAACAAGATTATACTCAAGAAGTCATCAGTTGGCGCAAAAGTTCCGCTAACTACTGACTTGGACTACGGTGAATTGGCATTAAACTATGCTGATGGTAAACTGTATTTCAAAAACTCTTCCAACACAATTCAATATGTCGGTTCATCTTCTGCAACCGAAACCCTTTCAAACAAAACTCTAGTAGAACCATTACTTGCCACTATTGGTGGGGATGAGGGTGGCCAAATCAATTTTGGTCCAGCTGCAACAAACACTACATTATCTGGTAATATTAATGTTGATATCTACAGAAATTTGTTTCGTGTTTTTGAGGGTGGTGGAACTAATCGTGGTGTAAGTATAGACCTAAGCGCAGCCAGTGCTGGTGTCGGATCAACATTAATCACCAATGATGGTACACAAACTCTTACAAATAAAACTCTCTCATCCCCAAGTCTTAGTGGAACATTATCATTAACTTCTACTACTTTACTTTCTATTAATGGTGCTACTGGTAATACTGGGCAATATCTTGCACGTGGACCAACAGGGCTTACTTGGACTTCTCCACCTTCACCTGCTCTATCATCTCTTACTGATGTTGTTATCAGTAGTCCAACTCCACAACAGGTTCTAACATATACTGGTTCTGCTTGGGTTAACGCTGCATCAAACGCAGTTGTTGCTTCTGCAGTCTTCGCTACTTCTCAGTCAGATCTTGGATATGTATATGATAGTAACGTAACTGTTTCAGAAAACTTGGGTTTAGTTAGCGATATCGCTTATAACATTTATGACTTAGGTGTTCTAAGTTTCACAGGTATTATTTCGTTGAACAACATCGACCAGTCAATCAAATCAGATTATCTTGGTTACTCTATTATTTTCGGCTTCTAAGGATATACAATGGCACGTCAGTTAATTGAAAAATACATATTCTCTCCAAACGCAGCAGGTGCAGGAACACTAAAGTTTCCTGGAAAAGTTGATCTGACTCAACTTTTGATTATTGCGAACAATACTCAACAAACAAACATCTATGCGATCGGTGATCCTACTAAGAACGGCACAATCACATACGATCCAAATGACACCACCTTCATGGGTGGTTCTTCTCAATACTCTGAGCAGGTAGGTGCAAGTACTGTAACATTCGCAGCTGACACTGCTTCGATGTTGAGTACAGATAAGATTGCTATCTACACTGACGCTCCAAAACAAATCGGTAACATCGTTCGTCCATACGCCTTCGGTGTTGATGCTATTGAGCGTCAACGTGTGGCTTCTCCACAGGCTTTGATTGACGCTGACTTTGAATACGGTTTACAACCTACTAAGTGGCAAAACTACTCTGACATTCGTGGTATTCCAGGTATTTAC